TAAAAATAAAAATAAAAAATGTTATTTAACCAATAGCAATACTGTTCCTTTTAGTGTTGTTCTAGGAACTATATTATGCCCCCCAATTGGTGTATTTATGGATATGGGTTTAACTGGATGGCTTAATATAATTGTATGTATATTTCTTACATTACTCTTTTACATACCTGGTTTAGTATATGCTTTATTAGTTATTTATTCATAAATCTTTATGATGATTAATATTAATTAATAAAATAAATTTAAAATCACAATAAAAAATAAAGATATATAATATAAATAATATATAAATAATAATGACTGTAACAACTATAAATAAAGAATTGAAAACTATTCATATTTATATAAATAATACTTATATTGATTTAAAGTTAATACCAAAACATATATGTGTTTTAGAAGACATACTCTATTTTATTAATAATAAATTAACTATTTATAATTTAAACTATAATAAACAAAATGAGTTTTATAGTTTACATAATAATAAATTAATTTCAAAAAATACAAATATATATAATTATATAAAAAATAATAATATAAATACTTTATTTTTAACGATTATCGAAAAAAATAAAGGGGGTGGTGGATTAGGATCACTTTTTGCTGCGATTTTACAAATTTGGGATTTTTGTATAATGATATATAAAATAGTTATTTGGTTAGTATTGTTAACATGGTGGTTATTACAATTTTTATTTTGGGTAGTTCTAGATATATTAAATCCTATTAATTTTCTTACTGAATTTTTTAATACTCTAATAACAATTACTTTAGCAGCGTGCAGATTACCTGTAGATATATTTATGACACTATTGTCATTTTCAGTTAATTTAATGGGAACATGGATGCAAGGTTTCTGGGGTTGGGATCAATCTGGACTTACAAAAAATGATAGAGAAAGTAAATACTTTAAAAACTTAAATAAAAATAAAAATAAAAAATGTTATTTAACCAATAGCAATACTGTTCCTTTTAGTGTTGTTCTAGGAACTATATTATGCCCCCCAATTGGTGTATTTATGGATATGGGTTTAACTGGTTGGCTTAATATAATTGTATGTATATTTCTTACATTACTCTTTTACATACCTGGTTTAGTATATGCTTTATTAGTTATTTATTCTTAATGTATTATAGTTTTTATTTATTTCATTTATTTAAATAAAATTTAATTAATAAATTATTTTTATATTATATATATAAGATAAACAATAATAAAAAATAAAAATAATATAAGTAAATAACGAATATATAATTAATAATAAAAAAATACAAAATGTCAAAAATAGATTTTTATAATTATAATTATAAAAGCCCTGAAGATTATAGTTATGTTTCCAAAAAACATTGGGCTAGAAAACAAAATGTAGAAAACAATGAACAATTACCTGGTATGTTAGGAAGACCAGGACCAATTACAGGTATAGTGTTATATATTATAGATATATTACTTTATTTTATTTTACGTTTCGTCTTCTTTATATTTGATATTACACACTACTCATTTAAATGGGTTTATAATATGATATTTGGTAATTTTACAGGTATTATACCAAAATCTGTAACAGACCTTCGAAATGGAACCGCAATTAGTACTAAATTTTTTAGATATACAATGAATGTGTTAATGCCACCTTTTGGTATATTTTTAAGTAAAGGTATATACGGTTGGTTTTCAATACTTGTATGTTTATTATTAACATATGTAAATTATATGGCTGGTATTATATATACATTTGTAGTAACAACAAATAATAGATATGCTGATCAATATGAAGCAAATGAATTGAATAAATATAACAAAGAACATACTGATGTAAATATAGATAAAGAAGATATTGGAGCATTTACAAGCACACTTGGATTTGTTGTTATAATAGGTCTTGTATTTTATTTCTGTCTATCATTTTTTTAAACTTAGTTAAAATAAAATAATATTTACATATTAATTTTTAAATTTTTTTATATTTATAATTTATAATAAAAAATCTATATCAATAATAAGTTAATAATTAATTAATAATGAAAAATAATATTGATGTAAGTAAATGGACTTTATATGATAAAGTTATGTATGGAGGTTTAGGTTATGGAAGTTTCTGCTTACCAACTAATTTTTTTAAAATTATTATAACTATAATGTTTCCACCTTTAGGAGAAATTATGAATTGTATTGGTAATGATGTTACATTTGGTGTTCCTTTTATAAATTGGCAAGTGATAAAAAATTTACTTACCTATGAAAATCTTAATAAAATAGTATATAGTTTTCTATTAACTACATTATTTTATATACCTGGTTTAGTTTATACATTAAGAAATATTTCTGAAAAAGATAATAAAATATCATAATAAAATATCATAATAAAATATCATAATAGATTATGTAATAAAAATAGAAATAATTATAAAATAATAATATAAGTAAAAAAAAATATAATGACTAGTTTTGAAAAAAAAGATTTGAAAAGAAATATTAATCTTGTTGAAAATAATAACACTGATTTTGTTGAAAATAAAATTTATGCAAATGACTATGATTTATTTGATAGGTCCCTCTATGGAGGTATAGGTCATGGTATTGTTGTAATACCTACTAATATATTTAAAATTTTATTTACAGTTATTTTTCCACCTTTAGGTGAAATGTTAGAAATAGTTAGTGATTATTTACTTGATGATTTCCCATATATAACTTGGGATACAATAAAAGAATTATTTAAATTTGAAAATCTAAATAAAATAATATATAGTTTTATATTAACTAGTTTATTTTATGTTCCAGGATTAGTATTTACATTAGCACATCTTACAATTAAATCACGTAGAGATACAGGTTCTATGGTATGTGACCAAGAAACAGGTGAATGTGTTGATATGGAGGAAATAGAGGCTGAATTAGAAGAGAAAAGAAGATTAGATGCTGAAGAAGCAGAAGCAGAAGCACAAAATAATTAAACTAATTTAATGTATTTTTATTTACTATAAAAATTGATTTAAAAATAATTTTAAACTTTTATTTAATAAATACTCACTATTATTTAATTAATAGTCTCTAGAGATGTCAAAACGTTTAACTATATCTATTTCTCAAATCGCTCCACTTATTGGATTAGACAATTACAACAATTTTCCAAAGAATACCTGTGATTTATGGCGTAAATATTTACCAGATGATTTTAAATTAGTAGAACAAAAATTAAAAGATAAAAAAGAAACGATTGCTACATCAAATGAGTATAATGATATTTGGGAAATTGATAATGCTTCTGGAACAAACATTCTAGAACAAGTTAAACAACTTAATTTAGATACTAACAAAACGAGCAATGATATGGTTGTGAAACAAGAAGATATTAAAAAATATATTAATGAACAAACACAATTAACAGAAAAACAAAAAACAGAGTTAACTAATAAAGTATGTTCTATTACAAATAAACAACACGGTATTACAAATGAAGATTCTGTTTTAGATGAATTTTGTAGATTAAGCGAAAAAACATTACAAAATACTCAAGCGTGGGTTAACATTCCAATGAGTATTGAAAATCCTAAACTCCCAATCGATTGGTGTCTTATTGGTAAATATGATGGTATTACAACTGAAAATGAATTGGTTGAGGCTAAAATGCGACAGAAAGCATTATTTAAAAAAGTGCGTGATTATGAAAATATCCAAGTCCAACTTTATTTACATTCTTTAGGATTTGAAAAAGCATATTTAGTTGAATCTTATACGAATAAAAAAGGTGTTCGAACGATGTATGTGAATGAAGTTAATTATGATAGTGATTATACAAATGAAATCATTCTGGATAGACTTAAAAAATTTATAACCTTCTTTGAATTTTTAATGAGTAATGAAACTTTAAAAGAAGGATTGTTAAATGGTGATAAAGATAGAAAAATATTTAAACTTTATGAAAGTGAATTTTTAGGTATCGACTAAGTTTTTAGAAAAAACTTAACTAAAACTAAGTTAAAAAATAAGTTAAAATTCATATAATAAATTCTTTAGTTTTATAATATTTTGGTCTTTTATCTAATCTTAAATGAAAATAATGTTCTCCTAATCCATGAGTGCTAACATATATATTTTCATTAGATTTTAATAAATATTCTATTTCAAATGCCACTTTTTTCCAAAATTGTTTTTGTTGTGTAATAGAAGCATTATCACAAAAATCTTTCATTGTTGTAAAATCTTTATTTTTTTTTGGAATTGGTATTACTAATAATGAATCTCCAGATAAATTATTAAATGATGTAACATATTTATTATTAGAATTTATTATATAATTATTAAATGAACTATAATCTTGTTGAATTGTTTTTAATTTATTATTTTCTATAAATATATCTTTATATTTATTATTCATTTTTTTATCACAAACATATGTTTCAAAAAAAAATCGATTTATAATTTCTTTTGGATAAGTTTGATACTCTCCTGATTTCCATAATTTTATTTTATCTTTCCATAACATTATATTAATTTACTATATTTAGTATTAATTATAGTATATATTATTATTTATAAATAAAAAAATTTAAATTTCAAAAAAATAAGTTTATTTTTTTACTATTTCTGATATTTTTCTAATTCTGGTAGGCTTTAGCCTACCTAGCCTTTAGTTAAGTTTTGGCAAAACTTACTTAGATTTCAAAAGTCTTTACAAATTTAGACCAATCCATTTTAAAGTCATTACTATAAATAGTAGCACTTGAACTTGATGTTATTTTAAATTTTTCTTTTAATTCTTGTATAATATACTCATTACTTTCGTGAATAGAAAAGCAATAATGATAGCCACGTTGTGGTTCAGTAAAATCAAAATCTTCTCTATATTCAGCATTATGATGTAGATGTAATAGTTTATAAGGTTTTTTTGTTGTTGAATCTATAAATGTTCGAATTTTATTATTATCAACAAAACCAATTTCACTACAATAGAATGAAGATAATAATGATAAACATTTATTTAATTCATCAAATGAAATTAAATAAATAAACATTTTACCTCTATTTTTCATTTTAGGCATCATTGTTTTAGTTACTAAATTTTCAATAATTGTATTTGTATTCATAGTAATACCATAATATCCTTTATTATTTAATAATCTACTAAATAATGTGGAGCGAATAAATTTAGTAATACCTCCTTGACCACGATGTGATTTTTTAATTTTTAAATCCATAATATGACATACTTTAGTATCATATCGATAAATTAAACTTATTGCACCAATCATTTTTTTTTCTTTAGTTTCACTATTTTTTTCATATAATCCATAAATGTGAGGTTTTCCAAATGTTCTATAATATTCTTTATAATAATCTTCATCTTTATGACATTCTATATAAGCATTTTTAGATTTATTATTAAATTTAAAACAAAAGTGTTCTTCATTATCAATTTCTTTTAAATCTTCAATTGTTGGTTTATCACTAACATCAATTATTAATTTTTCTTTTTTTAATGTTGAATTATTATTTTGATTGATAGACATTTTTATAGTATATAATTATAAATTTTATATAATAATTTTAAATATAATTAATTTATACATAATTATAAATCAATTTTTATTTTTTTAATTATTATTTATTTTTTAATTATTATTTATTTTAATTTAATAGAAATTTTAAAATTAAAAACAATAATGATTAAAAAAATGCGTATTTATTAATATATTTTGTATTTTATTAATATATTATACTTAAAGATTATATATAATATTATAGTATTACTTATTTTTTTATAATTTTAATTATTTATTATATGGCTTTTAAAACAAAAACTAAAATACGATTATTAAAAGACGAACGGCAAACATTAGACGCAAAACACAATAATATACTAAATTCATTTATAGAAAATAAAGATAATATACAAATTATTTATGAAGAATTAAAATCTATAAATAATAAATTGAATGAATTATATAATAAAAATAAAACTATAACTATTTTTGATATTAATTTACAAAATCAAATATGACATTATGAAGATAAAAAAACAGAAATTGAAAATGAAATCAAACAAATAGAAAATAATATTAATGAAAATGAATATATGTTAAACACCAGTAAATTAATTAATAATTATTATAAAATTATTAATGAAGAAACAAATGTAAATTCTGCGAATCATAATTTAAAAAAAAAAAATATTTTTGAATTATTTAATGAAAATGATAATATAAATGAAAATGATAATATAAATGAAAATGAAAATGAAAATGATAATATAAATGAAAATGAAAATGAAAATGAAAATGAAAATGAAAATGAAAATGATAATATAAATGAAAATGAAAATGAAAATGAATATGAAAATGAAAATGAAAATGATAATATAAATGAAAATGAGAATGAGAATGAGAATGATAATGAAAATGAAAATGAAAATGAAAATGAAAATGAGAATGAGAATGAGAATGAAAATGAAAATGAAAATGAAAATGAAAATGAAAATGAAAATGAAAATGAAAATGAGAATGAGAATGAAAATGAAAATGAGAATGAGAATGAAAATGAAAATGAAAATGAGAATGAGAATGAAAATGAAAATGAAAATGAGAATGAAAATAATAAAATAATAAGTAATAAAGATATAATATATAAAAGTAAAGATATAATTTATGATAAATATATGAAATTAATTGATAAAAATTATATTACGATTACCAATAATACTAAAGATTTTTTTGATGCTTGTGCAAAATGTTCTATTGAAATGTTATTAAACAATAATACAGGTCAATTATCTTGTCCTAATTGTGGTTATATTGAAAATATAATTGTAGATAGTGATAAACCAAGTTTTAAAGAACCTCCTAAAGAAATGACATCATTTTGTTATAAACGTATAAATCATTTAAATGAATTTTTAGCACAATTTCAAGCTAAAGAAACAACTGATATACCAGAAACTGTTTATAATGATATAATTAATGAAATTAAAAAAGAACGTATTAAAAATATGGCTTTAATTACACCAGATAAAATGAGAATTATACTTAAAAAAATTAAAAAAAATGATTATTATGAACACATTCCATATATAATAAATCAATTAAATGGGTTACCAGCACCAGTGATTGCTCCAGAAATAGAAGAAATTATAAGAGGTATGTTTAAAGCAATACAAATACCTTTTGAAAAATATTGCCCTGTTGAAAGGAAAAATTTCTTATCTTATAATTATGTTATGTATAAATTCTTTGAATTATTAGAATTAGATGAATATTTAGCTTGCTTTCAATTATTAAAGTCCAGAACTAAATTACATCAACAAGACCAAATATGGAAAAATATATGTAAAGATTTAAATTGGGAATATATTAATAGTTTATAGATTGTTAGTATAATATTTTATACATATCATAGTTATGATATGGTATGTTACTTATGATAGTTTTTTTATTTATTTTATTTATTTTATTTATAAAAAATTAAAAATTGATTATTAAATCATCAAAAAATCTAATTTAAAGACTTGAAAACTATAAACTATATATAAAAATACAAAACGATAAAAATACAATATGGAATCGAAATATTACGCTTATTATAAACCTGATTATAAAGTTGATTTAATGAATAATATTAAAACTCAATTATTAGAGGAATATGATTCATTAGTTGTCACTAAATTAATGTCACAAATTTTCAATAATATTAATAACAATGATACTGATGATTTGTTATGTATTAATAAATATAATGCTTTAATTCTTATCAAATTTTCACTTGTAAATCATATATTTATAAAACAAAATAATATTGATAAAAGTAATTATACATTAGTATCTAAAACTGTGGATTGGATAGGAAAAAAAACAAAAAATAATAATTATAATCAACATTATACGTGTGATAAATACAGTTCTTATTTTGATAGTCATCGTAGTATTTTATTTAATGGTAGCACAAATAACCCGCATATTGATGATAATACACAATATATTTTTACAGAATATTTATTAATAGATATAGCGACTATTTTAAAAACATATAAAAATATTAAATTTGATACACTAAAATCATATACTAATAATAAATCACAATTTTTAAAAAGTTTATTAAAATATGAACAATTTAATAGTAATAATAGTAATAGTAATATAGATACAGAATCATATACTAAATTAACAGATAAAAATATTAAAAATATACTTATTTTATTAAATACAATATTAGCTTCTGAAAATGTTGTTAATGATAGAAATTATTTTGTTGTAAATAAATATAATAATGAAAATTTATTATCTAAAAAAATTGTTCCTTATAAAAATGAAAATGATGATTTAGTAATTTGTATCTGGAATACTTTTTATAAACAACCTGAAAATGTTTATGATGTATTTGATAATTATAAATTAATTATTGATAATACTATAAACTATAAATCTTGTGATCTTAGAGATTTAATAAATATTGAAGTATATTCTTATTTATATATTACACAAAAAAAATTTAGCGAACTTAATTATAAAGATGCTCTACCTTTGCGGTTAGCATTTGATACTACTTTTAGATATGATGGAAAAGAAGTTTATATTAATTATAATAAAGAAGTTGATGATATTAATAAACATCAAAATGAAATTAACAAATTTAAAACTGTAATAGAAAAATTAACGAGAACAAATCCTAATAATCAAAACTCTATTTTAAGAAATCAAGAAAATATTAATTATCATGAAGGTGAAATTTTAAATATTAAAAGTAAATTATCAAAACTTGACCCTTATTATAAAAAACATTTATTATTTCATACTAATATTGGACTTAAATTAACTTATTCTAATGAATTAAATGGATATAAATCGTTATTATATCTTCGCTATTTATGTAATAATTATGATAGATTGAATTATAATAAATTAATTACTAATACACAAACTACAAATAATACACAAACTATAAATACACCTGATTTTATGATTATATATGATAATGTTACAGATAAAAGAAATGATATTTTTGAATTTTATGTTTCCAAAGTAATTTTAAATGATATCATTTCTAAAAAACTAAATGTAGATTTATTTTCACTTAGTAGATTATTTTCAATTTCAACAGACCATAAATATCAAGATGGAAAATATAATATTACAAATCATGAAATTAATAAAAGTTATGAAGTAGAATATAAAACATCTATTATGTATAAAAAATTATCACAATTTTTAGACACTACTATTAATTTAAATTTGTTTGAATATCAAAAAAATAATTTATTATGGATGTTAGAATTAGAAGATAATATTGATAAAAATCAAATTAATATAGATA